AGACCCTAAGTGGCTTTATATCGCCTTATATGGCTAATGACGGGGATAAATGTGTAATAGAGGACGCAGTAATTCTAACAACAGATAAGAGCTTTTTTAATAACGCAGAGATAGTTCCTATTATGGAAATGGTACTTAAAGGTGGCAAGAGCAACCTAGTAGTTTTTTGTAAAGATTTTAGCGGTGAAGCACTTACAACAGCAATTCTAAACAAGATTAAAGGTAGTTTCAAACTTGTGGCTATCAAGGCAAACGAGCAGGATATGAATGATATATGCCTACTCACAGGCTCAAAACAAGTCCTCACCGACACCAAAGTTGAAGATAAAGACTTTGGTTTTGCCAAGAAAGTTGTATCAAGATTAGACGACACAACTATTATTGACGGAGGTGGAGACAAGATTGAAATAAGTGAAGTGATTGAAGAATTAAAAAAAGACAAGATAAACGACAGACGAGTGGCTAATTTAACAAATGCAGTTGCTATCATCAGAGTAGGTGCTAAGACAGAAAGCGAAGCTAAGGCTTTACAATTCAAAGTTGAAGATGCGTCAAATGCTATTAAGGTTGCATACAAAGGCGGTGTGGTAGCAGGTGCAGGAACAACTCTTGCTGGATTGATTACGTCTAGCAAGATATTAAACTTGGCTATGCAATACCCTAACAAGCAGTTAAAGATAAATATGGGAGAGTTTGAAATGAATGACGATATAATTGACCCGACAGAAGTGGTAATCGCAGGATTAGAAAGTGCAGTATCAATCGCTAAACTATTATTAGAAACAAGAGGGATAATTTATGACATAAAACAAAATGATAAATAACTATGTAGATATATTTGATTATATTACGACGCAAGAAAAGAACTATAAAAAGCCTATTCCTATAAACGATGTATACGACTGGTGTATGTATGACCATGTTAAGACATCAGACTTATACAACAACTCACAGTTGATGACAGGTAAAGACGATTTTAAGCCTGTAAAGAACATCACAAGACCGATTCTAAACCTACAATACCGAACAGAAGATATTGAACTTAAAGATGTGCAGATTTACATAGATAACCCAGATAAGTTTCACTTATCATTCCTAGTTAAAAAATACCACGATGATGTATTTGTGCAGGAATATAACCTTGATAGTTTCTTTGATGAGTTGAATGTATCAAGAATATTATTTGGTGGAGGACTATCAAAAGAAGTTGCTTATGCTTGTGAGGTTGTGCCATTACAGACACTAGCATTTTGTGACCAGACAGATATGCTTTCAGCACCTATTGGCATAAGACACTACTATTCACCAGACCAACTAATGGAAATGGCAGAATATGGTTGGGGTAATGTAAAGAATGGCGCAACAATCTCATTAAAGGATTTGATTGCACTATCAAGAGAAGAAAAAGCAAACGAGGCATCAGACGATAAATCAAAGAAAACAACAGGAAGATATGTTGAAGTGTTTGAGGTTCATGGAAACTTGCCAAAGAAGTTTGCAGACCCATTTGACACATCAGAGGAATACGAAACTCGTTTGTATATCGTGGCTTTCTATCAAAAGAAAAACAGCACAGACAAGCAAGGTGTTATTCTTTACACAGCACCAGAACCAAAGTCACCATTCAAACTTATCAAGCGAGACCCTGTATTTGGTCGTGCATTAGGTTTTGGAGGTGCAGAAGAACTATTTGAAGCACAGGTATGGATTAACTACGACATGATTCGTATTCAGGATATGCTTGACGCGGCATCTAAGACTATTCTAAAAGCAACAGGAGCAAACAGCTCACTACTAGCAAAAAAACAAAAGGTGCGAGACCTTTCAAACCTTGAAATTCTTGATGTAGGTGATGGCGATTTAGGTCAGGTTGATACATTTCCGCGTAACTTACAGGTGTTTGATAATTCAGTTGCTATGTGGGAGGCACACGCACAGACAATGGGCGCAGCAAACGATTCAATCATGGGCAATTCTCCAGCATCAGGCACGCCTTTCAAATTACAGGAACTTGTAACAAGAGAAGCTTATGGCTTACACGATTACAGACGAGGTATCTTTGCAAAACACATAGAGGAAATATACAAAGATGTTTATATCCCGATGATTATAAAAAAGATATGCGAGGGAACGCAGTTTCTATCTGAATTATCACTTGATGAGTTGCAGTATGTAGGTAAAAAGGTGGCAACTTATGAAGCAAACAAAAAGATACTACAAAAAGTATTGCAAGGTGAGACAGTAACACCAGAACAGCAGAAGTTTATGACAGAACTAGAAATGCAGACCTTCAAAGATAAAGGTACTAAACATTTTATAGAGATATTAAAAAATGAGTTCAAAGATACACCACTTGCAGTCAAGGTATCAGTAAAGGGTAAGTCAAAAGACCTATCAGGCAGAACAGACAAGCTCGTAAACATCTTTAGACAAATTATTGTAAACCCAGCAGTCCTACAAATCCCTGCTATTGGCAAGATATTTAACGATATACTTGAATCATCAGGACTAAACCCAGCAGACTTTAGTGGAATAACAGATGAACAGGTGCAGAAAACTTTGCCACAAGGAGCGCCAACAGCGCCACAACCAATGATGGATAATATGATTGCAAATGGATAAACAAATATTAAGAGTAATTGCAGACAATCCAGCATTATTTGATTGCCTTAAAAATCATATCCTTGATGAGTTTGAGGTAGAAACACCGCAAGCAGATTTAGGAGTAACAGATGAAGTGTTAGGACAGATATTCCGAGCAAGATTAGTAGGTAAAAACAAAGTGCAGAGTGCATTCAAGAAGGTGCTTACATATAAGACAGTAGAAATTACAGAGGATAAAATAAATATGGCAAGATAATTGTTGACTAAGCAAAATCGTGATATAATACACTTACAAATAAAATAAAAATAATGTTCAATAAATATAAAAATCTATCAGCATCAGCACAAATCAAAGTAGGTTCAGGTGAACTTTCAGGAGTTATAGTTAATTCACACACAATAGGAACTTTGAAACTATGGGATTCACTTACAGCAACAGGAACTGTTATTTGCAATACAATCACATTTGCATCTGGAGAAAGATTTATTCCACTTTACAACGCAACATTTAACACAGGACTATTTGCAACTATTGGTGGCACAGCAGACATCACAATTATCTACAACTAATTGTGTGGGTTATCACTCCCGTATCAAAAGTGTGGAAATTGGAATAAGTTATCACTCTTATCCAAAATCTTTTAATAAAAAGTGCACAACTTATTTATCATTATATGGAAACAGAAAATGAAGATGGAATTGAAATAGAGGAAACTCTTGATATTTCTGAAACAGAAGAAGAAGATACAACAGATTGGAAAGCAGAAGCGCAGACACTTAGAGATAAAGCTATTGCACAACGAGAACGAACAAGACTTCTTAAACAGGAGCTTGCAGACACTAAAAGAGCAGTAGGTATCGCTAGTAAAACAAAAACAGGCGATTTAGACGAAACACAGTTGGATTATCTTGACTTAAAAGGCATTTCTGAAGAAGACGATATCAAAATTCTCTCAAGACACGTTCAAAGAACGGGAGAGACAATTAGGCAAGCCCTAAAAGATGAATACGTCATATCTAAGTTAGCAGCTAATACACAAGCGAGAGAACTCAAAGGTGCTATACCAAGTGCAACAAAGCGAGGTGGCAATCAAATCAATGATATAGCTTCAGCAGTTGCAAGGTTTGACCAAACAGGCGAGTTACCATCAGATTATAAATTACGTTCCGAAGTAGTGAACGCTATATCTGACAAGGGACACGCAAAAAAACCATCTTGGGGATAGTCTAAGCCGTTTGATTATTAAAACTAATTAAACATAATGGCAAATACAATTATTTATCAGGCATTGTGGGAAAACAAGCTCGCTCAGCGTCTTGACAAGCCACAGAACTGGAAAGAAGTAAACGATGTAGTCTACACAGACACACAGGCTTACAACTTTCCTTTGGTTACAGCAGCAAACGAACCAGCAGTTGCAACTCTTACAAACACAGCAGCTGGACGTTCAACTCTATCTAACGTTATTCCTTTTATTGACGTTACAGAGACAAACCAGACTTTGACAATCGTTACAGCAGAAATTGATTCTGTATATCTTGATTACGCTGACCAAGCTCAGTCCAACTACGCTAAAATGGCGGAAATGGGAACACTTCTTGGAAAGAAAATCGGAGAACGCGCAGAAGCAATTTCTCTTGGTAACCACGCAAACTGGACAAACATCGGAGATACTGGAGGAGGTGCAGTTGGACTTTCAACAACAGCACTAACAGTTTCAGCAAACAACGTAGACGACATTGTACGAGGTATCATTGAACAGATTTACACAGCAAACGGCTTTAATCTTTACAAAGAAAATGGTGCATTCGTAGAATGGAGACCAGCAGATTGGACTTTCATGGTTCAATTTATGCAGGCAAACGGATTCAACATGGCTGACGCTGCCCTTAAATCAGGTGGTTCAATCGGTGTTGATTACCTTGGTATCTACCACTACGTTTCAACAGCACACGCAGCAGGTCACTTGTTTGCAGGTGTAAGAGGAGTACAAAAGTTTGGTATTCTAAAAAGCACTTATGGAAAGACTTATGTAAATGAAATGCCAGCTTCTTCAACAGCTGGGTCGCTTTCAGGTACACAAATCCACACTCGTCTAGATTACGGACTACTTGTGCCAACAAACCTACTTCCAACACTTTACGATGTAAACGTAGCTTAAGTATTATTAGCTAATTAAAAAATACTATGGGAGCAACATCAGATTACGCATCAGACTTGTCAAGACAAATTGCGGCTAACAATCCAGCAGGAGCATTACTATCAGTTGCTAAGGCAATTTATAGTTTTGGAACTGACGGAGGTGCTGTTGGACTTATCACACCTAAACTAACAGCGTCACTTCCAAAGAACGCAGTTATCGTTGCAGGAACAGTAAACTCAACAACAGCAGTTACATCAGCAGGTTCAGCCACACTAGCAGTAGGAACATCAGCAGGTTCATCAGCCACAGCATTACTTGCAGCAACAGCAAAAGCAACACTATCAGCAAACGCACTTGTTAACGCAGTGCCTGTATTTGCAACACCAGTGAAACTTTCAGCAGCAGGACTAATAACTGTTACTGTTGGTACAGCAGCTCTTACAGCAGGAGTAGTAGAGATTACTCTTTTCTACTTTGTAGCTAACTCTTAGTTTGTTTTTATACTCAGCCCTTTAAGAGGGTTGGGCTATGAAAGCAAAAGAACAACCAAAAGTAATAATTGCAGTACCTATTGCAGACTCAGGTGTAATGAAAGCACTGACTGCTCATGCTATTGGTTGCACTATTATTCAAAACGCACCTATCATTAAAGATTATTTAATTCGTGTATCTTGTGATGTTGTTTCATCACGAACATGGCTAGTAAACGAAGCAATAAAAAACGGAGGTACTCATATCTTATTTGTTGATTCAGATATGCAATTTATGATGTCATCACTTGAAAGACTATTGGCACACGACAAGGAAATTGTGGGAACAGAATATAACAAACGCAAGTTCCCATTGGAGGGTGTATTCA